TGTGTTTATAGTGATTTGCTCAATCCGGAGAATTGTGGTTCACTTGATGCTAGTGGTTGGGATACCTGTATGTTTAACGAGATGATGTGGGCAATTGCTAATTTTCGTCGAGATTGTTTTTTGAACAATAAGAATAGCGACATTAATATAGCACTTGCAAACATCTATCGTCAGATTACGGGTAGCTTGATCATGACACCATTAGGTGAAGTTTGCTCGAAAGAGCAGGGCAATCCTTCGGGTAGTCCAAATACTATTGTTGATAATACTTTAGGTCATTATCTTTTGAAAGCTTATGATTGGTTAGTTCTTTCATACTCCGAACTTGATGAGGAGTTGTGGGAGATGTACTATGATGATTTTGAGTCTAGTGTTTCCATGAAGCTTTTTGGAGATGATGATATGTTCTCGGTGGATGATAAGTCTAAGGATTTTTATAATCCGGTTAGCATTATCCGGGCTTCAAAAGAGCTTGGATTTGTGCTAACTACTGAAAGTGAAGAATTGAGGCATAGAGAACAGCTTTCTTTTCTTTCTCATTATGTGAGAAAGGAAGAGAATGGCTTTTATGTTCCCTATCTTCCGATTGACCGATTGTGTTCTGCAGCGGTCTATTCGGAAACCTCTGATATTTTTATCAGAGCTCAGCGTCTTTCCAATCTTAGGTATGAGGGTTATCATACACCAGGATGGTTAAGTATTATCGACAGGATGATTTCTTACTTTGTCGAACTTCATAATGAACCAGAGGTGAAGGCAGTCTTTGATTGTTCTCTTTCTGATAAGGAAATTGAACATCTGTACCTTCCTCTAGAGTCCCTCACACCAGCATTGAAAGCCGAACAGGGTAAGAATCGATCTCGGCTTTTAAAAATGAACGTGTGTAATGAATTCTCAAAATGGCAAAGTTGCTGTGGCCTCGAAGAAGAAATCTCCTTCAAAGAAAAACAAAAACAAAAACAAGCGTCAGCGCAAAGCACAGGCTCGTGCAAACGGGCTTGCGATGGGTTCGGGATCCTCAACGTTCAATAGGGCAGAGCTTGTAGTCCCTATGAACGAACAGGATCGTATGATGAAAACTGTCAAATCCGGAATGAATCCGATGGTTCAAGCGTACCTTGCTACAATGATTCACCCAAAGATGAATCAAAGTCGTATCCCTGACTCTTTTACCCGACCGACTGCCTTGGTTAGGAGTTCAACAACTCTTGATATTCCTATTTTTCTCAGTGCTTCGCAACCCGATTTAGGGCGTTTTTCTGCCGCAATCCAACCAACGTTGGGTTCTATCAGTAGTCCGTCTTCTTATAAGGTTGCGTTGGCTGTGGGGAATGGAGGCCCTTGGGATAACGAGGACTTTGGCAATTCAGCTTCCTATGCAGGAGTTTTGAATGGCAAAGATGTTCGTTTAGACCAACAGTACTTCGTTCTTACGCAGCCCCCTATTGGAGATTATAATTTGTTTAACTCTAGTGGGGTTACACCTCAACCGTACATAACAACTAGTACGGCGCCGTATGAGAAAGCGAATTTCTCATCTTTCCAATATAATACTCCAGGTATTCAGCTCCAATTTTTCCAAACGGGACATTTGGGAAATAGATGGAAGCTACCTATTGGACAGTATAATTTCAACTTTGTTGGTACAACGGCGGATACCTTTTCTGCGACAGCCACTTTGTCGGTGGTCGTCGGTAATTCAACTGACCTTCAGAAGGATGAAACCTTTACGTTAAGGTCCGCTGGTAATACCATGACTAATTTCTTTGCTAAGCTTACGGTTGCAGCGCCTGTTACTGTGGAGCTGCGCGTACCATTGACAACGGTAGGCGCAACCTACACTAATGCGATGCTTGTGATCACTCCCACCGTGTATTCGGCAGCTACACAGGTAGGAACTGTCCCCTTTGCCGTCTCAACGTCCAGTATCCCATCTGGGGAATCGGGCATTGTTCAATCGTTACGTACTGTCGGTATGTCGGTTTTGGCTACTTATACTGGCCCTTTACTGACTAATGGCGGTAATATCGCTTGTGCTTATGTTCCTGGATCAACACTCCAGTCAAGCTACTTTACTAATGCGCCCTTGTCTAGTACAGGTGCGTATCAGAATTGGGAAAACCTTTCTATGGTACCTGGATCCTACAATGG